GGCAAATAATTTTTCTTGTTTCTTATCGTTGGCAATGGTTTTTTCAAAGTTGTCCATCAAGTCTTGGATACTTTTGAAGCTGGTACCTGATCCTGTCAAGCTCTTGACGCTGTACTTGTTTTTGCCAATGATAACATCGATCAAAGGAAAGTTACCCTCGGCTGGAAATTCAATGGCATCGTTTTTCTGTGCCATCTTGATTGGAGCTAAGATTTCACCAAAGTCTACACTGAGTTGATTTCTAGCACGAGCACTTAGATTGGCATTGGCGTCAGGTGTCAAGGCCGGTTGTGCTCCTGCAGCCACTTCAATCAGTTCTAATAGGATCTGTTGTAGTTCAGGACGAGTTTTGGTTTTGCTGATAACTGCGGCTCTTGTTTGTACAATCAATTCATCACGCTTCATTGGACGTCCCGACAAGCCCAAGGTAACTGGTGTAAATTCTTTGATACTCACCGTAACACCACCTGTATCGTCGTCTTTTTTGCCCGAACCTGCAACAACAATACTGTAAAACACATTACCGGCGCTGTAGCTGAGAATGTTGCCGCGATATTTGCTGCTCAGTGATGCTTGTAGTGGTTCCAGTGGTAAATTGTCTAGACCCACTGCTTTAAAATATTGTGCTATTGTTGCTTTGTCAGATCCAAACACACGGATATAGGGAATTTGTTTGTCGTTTTTGACTTCAAAACGAATATCTGGCATATCGCGTTGCATACTGGCTGCCAGATATTTGATTTCGTTACGATCAGCAAACCTTTCATCGGGTTCGGGCGCCAATGCTGTTTCAAATAGCTCAACTAATTTTTGTAGGTTCATTGTATTCATATTTAGCTATTTTCGTTCTATATCTGTTTCGTCACAGCGTGAGCCATATTGTATTTCTACTATTTTACACGGCTCTGTGAAAGGGTTTGCCAATTGGTGCCATTCGTTTACCAGTATACTGTACTGATCGTGCCGGTTAAGAGTTTGTGACGGCATTTCGTATCCGTTGTTGGTCAATGAACGAACTACACATTGACCTTCACTCACGTGCCAGTGTTCCCAACGTTCCGCGTGTCGTTGCATACTCAAACTTTGCCCAGGGTTTACAGTAAGTTCTTTTACTTTGGTGCCAGGCACTTCGTGTAGCACACGATAGTAACCCCAAGGACGTTCTGTACGGGGTGCTTTCCATTCTTGCAAAATCCAACTGCTTGAATTGGCTTTGTTTTCCCCGCCTACACCAAATACAAATTCTACACCCTCTACTGACATTTCAGGAATATTATCCGGGGTGCGGTCGCCACCGTTGGCAAAGATAATTTTGGCATCGGGATAGTGGGCTTGAACCTGTTGTATCAGGTGTCTCGCTGAACCGTCCTCGTCGTCAAAGGTATAAACTTCGTCCACCATGGACAAATTGTTTACTATGCAAAGTCGTTCATTCCAGGGCATAAATGCGCGACCTTTTTTGCGTTCTAGCCACTCGTCACTGTTGATTCCCACAATCAGCAAATCGCCCAAGGTAGACGCAGCTTTCAAGTACGCAATATGCCCACTGTGCAAAGGATCAAATCCGCCGCTTACTACTGCAATTTTTGTCATATCAATTTGTAATTAAATAATTTTCTTTGTCTAGCCAATGCACTACTAGATCGTCTAATCGAGCATAGCCGTATTTTTCTACGCTGGCAATTAAGAAATCATTGACAAGATTTTTTTCAGCAAGATCATACCAAGTTGGATGCTCTGGCAGTGGTGTGTTGGTTGCATACACCGCCGCATACAACCAGGGACTGTTTGATTTACGATAAAAATACGCATCTCTGCAATCAAAGCCACTTACTGCCAGCATATATATGAGATTTAAAATGTTAAAACTGTAATATTGATGACTGTGATTTTCAATGGTCAATCTGTTTTTAAACGAATAAGTTGTTTGTGGTATACTCAACATCAACATACCATTGGGGTTCATCTGGCTGTTCCAGTGCTTTAAACAACTCAGCGGATTCTTGGCATACTGTAAACTGTCGTGGCTCCAAATCAAATCGGCTTTGGTAGGCAGTATCACTGTTTCAAAGTCGTCTTCAATTTTTTTAAAATTTGGATTGTCCTCAATGATGTATTGCTCAATCTGATGTATGTTGGTATCTACACCATATACTGTGTAATTACGATGTATTGGAGGATCGTCACGTGTTTCAAGTCGAGCCCACCATTCGCTGTCAAAACCAACGCCACAGCCCATATCAGCAACAGTATTCAGGCTGTCGAGAAAACTGTCGTATCCGTAAATAAGGTTTAATACTTCCAAGCTGTGCTCGTGACTGGCTGTTGCATTTTTAAACAGGGCCATTGGTTAATATCTCCATTACTAGTTTTTCTTTTAATTGTTTCAATCTTGGTTCAAGTTGATGGCAAGCTTCTGCTATTTCTATTTCACTGCCCCAAGATCGCTGTGTGCTCAAATGATACGCAAATTTACCACACGCATCTTTTTCTAATTGTACATTGATTGCATCATGCCGAGGTTTGGCTCGGCAACACAAGTTAAATTCTTCCAACAGTTCGTCTGCACGAGCCTTCCAGTCTATCATACCACAATGTCTTCCATTCCTGCTGTACGCAAACGAACCACGTGTCCCAGCATAAAGTTCTTTGATTCAACACCTTTCATAACTCCCAACCATTTGTTACGTAATAGTGCCACTTCGTTGATCAATGTTTCAAAGTCAATTACTTCGTCTTCACCGTCTACATATTTTTCAGCATCTCTCGATGTCAAGGCACGCTGATATGCTTCCAAGTATTTTTGAAAATGCTTACGACGTATTTTACGCAGTTGTATATTGAGATACTCCAGTACTGCTTCAATCTCTTGCAGTTGGTTGAAACGGTGTTCACTTTGACCCGGTAAGTCTGCCAACTCTTTTTCTACTCGTCCCTGTATCTTGATGTCGGCACGAGCGGCTATTAGTTCACCCTCGTAATAGTTAATAAAGTCTGGCAATGCGCCAAGGTCGGCTACAATTCGATTATAGAACATAAGTGTGTACGACTATTGCCTGTTTTGATTTGATGTTATTTTTTAAAAAATTATCACTGCAATGCAGTTGTTTTTCGTCCCAATATACCACACCGCCCAAACCCCAAGGAACAATTTGATCAATGGTCAAACACTCCAGATCTTCAGGTTTGAGATGACTCAAATGTTGCTCAAAGTGTTTGAGAGCATTGTTCTCTTTTGGTTGTCTGTTGTTGTTCCACTCAACTCTTTTCCACATTTTACGCACAGGATCTGCGGAATCTACAAAAGTGTCAGCTTCATTGAATGTGACTGTGTGTACACGTTCAAACCCCTCAAACTGATTTTCAATGCCCATTGGAATCAAAAATGCTTTGTATGGTTCGCCAACACTTTTGTAATAGTAGTCTGAATGTAACTGTTGCGGAATTTCTTCATTGATAAGACCGCCAAACAACAACCTCATTGGCTCGTCAGTTAACTCTCTCAATCGGCCAAATACTTTTTTATCAAACCAGCTGTGTAATGTATGATCCTGTGTGATAGCAGTATGATACAAATGGTCGCGAGGCAGTTTAGACAGTCGATCCAATAAGAATTCTACTTCCGTGCGACTGAATACATCTGCAACTACACCACTGTTACCAATCACCATCTTTGTCTTCTTCACCCTCTTCGTCGTTTTGAGCTGTGTATTCTTTGAGTGCTTTTTTCAATATGTTGTCAGATGTGCCGAATTCCTGCAGTTCAACATCGCCCAACATATCAACCAGTACACTCATAAGATTATCGGCTGCTTCCTGACGATCTTTGCTAGGTATATATTGTTTTAAAATAGTGTATGTCTCAATGAGAACTTCTACGTCGATGCTCATTCTACTGTTTCCTCTTTTTTGGTTTTCTTTGTTTTTTCTTCAACTACTGCATCAACTGCTGCTTCAAGCTCTTCGATGTTGGCTTGCTTTTGATGTGGGTTGGCAACAAAATCTACCATGGCTCGATCCAAACAAGAATCCTCGTTGCGTTCCCACGCCTTACGGAACTTCTTGATAATTTCACCATCGGCCAATGTGTACACCAGACTGTTGCCTTCTTTCTTCAGCAGGTCTTTGCCTTCAAACAAGTCTACTAGACCTGAGTACGGATTCATACCTTCTTCGTATGGAATCTTGACCTGCACACCTTCGAACGGTTTGGCATAGCGTGTTTTCATGACCTTGCAACCGGCGCGGATGCCCATGACTTCGCTAATCTTGTTGCCATCCTCATCTTCTTTGAGTTTCATTTTCTTCATGGCTACCACAATACTGCTTGCGTAGATAAAGCCCTGACCTCCAGAAATTTTATCATCTGGATCAAACATGTCTTGACTAGCATAGGTATGGTTGGTACACACAAGTCCTACGTTATAGCTACCAAACATGTTGACACAGTTCCGAACCAAGGCTGTAAGTGCCTTGGGCTTGCGACCTAAATCACCTTTCATTTCACCGGCATCAAACTGGTTCACGTCTGTGGGCGTCAACAACATGCCTAGACTGTCAATGATAAACATGACTTTTGGACGCTCGCCATCTGGAAGTGCTTTGTAGTCGGCCATGAATGTGCTAATTGTTTTGGCCACATCATCGATCATGGCCATTGAAATTTTCAGTAACTTGCTTTCGTCAGTATCAACACCCAAGGCCTTGAGCCAATCTTCGTCCAGCGCATTTTCACTGTCAATCAAGATAACAAAGATACCTTGTTGCTGTGCGTTACGAGCAATGTTGCCTGAGCAGATATAGCTCTTGCCTGCTCCAGACTCACCTGCAAACACAGTGACCTTGCCAAGGGGAATGCCCTTGTTGAAGTCGCCCGAGATAAGATAGTTCAAGGCATAATTGCCTGTTGAAATCCAGTCAGTGGGATCGTTGAATCCAATACTGAGACCGTCGATGCTTTTGGTGATATCCTTGCGGAATTTTGATACGTCAAATGGTTTGGCCATGATTACTTTCCTTCTTTAAGTTTGTATAATTCTGTAAAAATCTCACTGCTGTCTACTCCACGTCTCTGATCCATCTGAGACAACTGCTCAAAAGATCTAGACAAATTCTGTTCAATTGGTTCTTGTAAGTAATGCAACATGTTTCGATAACTGTCTTCCAACAAGTATCCCGGCTGTTCGGCAATACGCGATTCCAATTTAGTCTTTAGCAAGTTTAACACATGATTTGGTAAATGTCTAATATTTAGGTAGTCTGGTTCAAGCAAGGCACCAATTACAAAGCTGTTGTTGTGAAATCCTAGACCTTTCAAATAATCCACACAGTCAAATATGGTATCATAGTTCAATAAGAACCACAACATGTTAAAACTGATTCGATGATCCAGGTTACGTATGCGATCCAAATTTTCACCAAAGTCCGACCAAGATCCTCCAAAGCGTATGTACTCAAATTGTTCTGCTAAACTTTCTACACTCACAGTCCAATGTACATTTTGAAATTCGCACAGTCGATCAAACACCCCAGTATCAACCTTGCTGAGATTAGTGTTTATCCTAAGATTCACGTCGGGGTTAAGTTTTGCCAGCAGTTCTAGATTTTGTTTCATCAACAATGGTTCACCACCGGCTAGATAAACATGTTTTAAATCGTGGGCATGCTCATAGATATACTGTGTAAAGTTTTGTTGTTGAGCATCGCTCGGTCGATCTATTACAACTCCCAATTCGTCGGCCCATCGACTGCTGAATTCTGGACTACAATACACACAGGCCAGATTACAGGTGTTGGTCCAACGTACATCAATGGTTTGTAGATCATGCTGTCCTGGTTGATATAGATCTACCGGAGTTTGTTTGAATTCTTTGATGTAGAAAATCCTATCACTGATAATGTCAAATCCGCGCTTGCCATGTTCGAGATCATAGCAAGTATGACAACCAGTGGCCGGATTGCCTGTGACTATGTTTTGTTGTTTGGTCGCGTTGGTTGTACCCAATAGGATCTGCTCAATGGGCTGGTCCTTGATATTGCCCAAAGCTCCTGTTTTGGTATCACTACGGATACAGTTTTTTACTGTGCCATCAAAGTTGTACATGAGCCCGGTCCAGGGCATGGGACAAAAATATGGATTGGTCAGCATGTCTTTGGGTGTCATGCTGGCCCCAACGATATGTCTGGAATACGCAGGCCATTGCGCTCGGCCATGTTCCAAAGATCTAGCAAGGTCCTGGCCCAGTTGTTAACATCAGCAGCCGGTGGTACTGTTTTGTCAGCGGTGGTGGCTATATTGCCCGGTCTTACCAAGATAATCTTCACGCCCAGTCGACGGTTACGCAACTGCTGTACAGCCTGCTCCAGGGCCAATTTTTGTATTCTATACTGGTCCAATGACATGTCAAATGCCGTTGGGTCTTGCGTCATTTGTGTGCTAATAACTATGATGCGTTTACCGGTTCCAGCCCAGCGTTGAGCCATCTCAAACAACAGTTCAGTCTGTGCAAATCCAGCCTGTGCATTGTTCACAAACACGTCGCAGGGTTCAATCTGATCGCAAATCTTAGGTGTATTGCGTATGTTGTTGCCTTCACGCTGACTGAGTCCCACCACTTGGTGTCCGTCCAAGCGGTATTCCTCTGCCAAGGCCTGTCCAATGCCGGCTGTGTGTCCGGTAATTGCTATCTTCATAATATGTTGCCCAGTTCTGGAAAAGTCTTCACAAATGATTGGTTTCTCTGTTGATCCAGCTCATTGGTGACTTTAAAAAATGTTTGCTTCCAATCATCGTGTGCTGTGCTAGATACTATATTATCAAATATTGTAGTTGGCAAAGTATTTTTGACATCAACAGGTATAGATTTGATAGAATAGATCCAGGGATCCAACAGTATGTTAAAATTGACCTGACCCAGACCGCGTCCAATGGCCCAGTCCTTGAATACCTGGGCACGTTGCCAAGTAAACACACTGACTGTGAAATTCACAGTTATCTTGACATTGGAAGAGATTTGAAGTAGCAAAAATTTATCTAGATTGGCATTGACCACCGACCACTTTAAGGGCCACCGGTTATATTCAAATCTAGATTCTATGTCGTCAAGGCTTATGGTGATTTCAACCTGTCTGAATTGTTGCAACAGCTCGATCAATCGCGAAGGCCAAAGACTGCCATTGGTATTGTAGCGTATTTTGACCAGATCCTGGCGATCCAGTGCTATAATTTGTTCCAATAGTGCTGTTTGTTCTGGTACAGCATTGGCCCAGGGTTCGCCACCGCCAAAGTCCAACTGCAATACATGATCGGCACGGTTCATGGCTTCGGTCCACACGGTGGATTCTGTCGTAGGCTGTGACCATGTCGGTACGATTTTTTGCCACATGGTGCTGCTGTCAGGACCGCATATCCTGCAGGCGGCATTGCACACATCACCAATGGCCGCATCAATTTTGACGTACTCTGGATCCAGCTGAGAATAGATCTGATCTATTCTGTTGTCTGTTTGTCGTTTGCTTACCAACCCAATGGATTCCTTATCCCAACAGCGTTGACAAAAAATATTGGCAATGTCATTGTTATTGTCTTCGGTCAACTGCTGATATTCTTGTGTTTGTTTCATTGCCACAACAGATTGAGATCTTGGAAAACCTATCATGTTGTTGCAGGGCGTGACATGCCCGGTAGCAGTCCAACTGATATTACGAAAAGGATTAACACACAGGGTCATTGATAGGTGGCCACTTCGTCGCGAATAATTTCTAAATACTCAGGGTCAATGGTCAACTGTCGTTGACGTGCCCAAGCTACAACAGATCCGTCTAGTAAGGATTCAAACGGTAGTATGTCGTCTGATTCCAATATGTTTGCTCGAGACCAAGATCTATAGTCAGATTCAATCAGTTGATCTAGTTCGTTTTCTGTCAATCGTTCTTTGATCCGTTTTAAAATAGGATTTTCTGGTTGTGCAAGATTTTGTTCCCAATGTATTTTTTTAATGCGTTGATAGAACCAATCACGATCTGCGATAGTGACGCTGATCACCGATACCGGCTCAATGGTATTGTAATCAAAACCACTCTGTCTATGACAGCCCAGCACTGAATGATGTTTAATCTTGTTCCATTCAATTATTTTATCTTGTTGCGACAACGTGTAAAACCCTGGCTGTTTTAACAAACTGTCAGGGCTTACGGTCACATTGTTTTTGCGCTGTATTCCAACACCAGCAAACATGGATGCCAGAGTGTCGCCGAAACTACATGGGTAGTAATTTACTAACAACACTCTGGTTATCTTTACTGTTTCTGGCGAGCGCGGATCATGGCCAAGATGTCTTGAGCATTACCACTAGCAGCAGGTTTGGCTTCCACTGGTGCTGATGCCACTGCTGGCTCATCATCAAAGTCACTGGATGATGTGGCAACAGGTGCTGGCTTAGCCGCTGGTGCTGGAGCATCTTCGTCCACCGCTGGGGTGCTTGTTGCAACACCTGCAGGAGCATTTACTCCGGCTGGACGGAAATACTGTCCCCAACGCTCGGTATCGTAACTCTGACCATCAACCGATGCTTCAAACATCTCTTTGATGACCTTGAGTTCAACTTCGCCAGGCTTCTTGGGCAAGAATGTGCTCAGATCAAAAAGGCCATATTGATCAACAGCTGCCTGTTCGGCTTCGGTGAGTGCTGTTTCTTTGCGTGCCCACTTGCTTCCGTTGTAGTCAGCGAAACCGCCTTTGCTTCCTTTGCTGATACGGAAGTCCAGGCCACGCAGGTAGTCGGTTGGCAATTCTTCCAGTTCAGGATCCATTAAGGCTCCTTTGATGGTAGTAAAGATCTGAGGACCAATGATGAAGCGACGGATCGGATTCTCTGGAGTCTTGTCATCGCCGAGTGGATTCTCACGTACAAAGCCTTGGAAAATATA